CCCCCGTGGCCGTGCGGGATCCGGGGATGCCTGGCCTCCTCGAACGTGGTGCGGCCTACTCCTCCCAGTACGGCCCCAGCCAGAAAGGGTCTTCATCACTTCGCTTCGCGCCGCTCTTGGTGATCGCCGCCACCGACCCGTTCTTGCCCCGTGCCCCACCCGCGATGGCGGGCACCGGCCCGAACTTCCCCGGGGTGGCGTTCGGCAGGTTCGGCTTCCCCACCCCTGGCAGGGCCTGCGGGATACCCGCCTGCGGCGGGCGCTGCCCCGGCCCCACCTGCTCGGTGGTCGTCGCCGTGGTCGTCGCCGTCTCCCGCGCGGAGGTCCCGGGCGGCGGTGCCTTCGGATCCGGCACAAGCTGCGACAGGTCCCCCGACTCGGCCGCCAGCGCCGCTGACTCGCGGGTGAACCCCGCCGCCACCGCGCTGGCCACACCCTGGAGCTTCACCAGGGTGGTCTGGCCCCGGGCCAGTTCACCTTCCCGCAGCGCGGCGATGCCCGACACGTCGAACCACAGCCGCACCGGCCCCTTCGTCGCCGACGTCGGCACCAGGTGCTGAAGCGACGCGCACGCCTTCCGCCACGACGGCCGCGCCCACAAGTCGGCGAGCTGCCGGATCGACGCCTGGTAGTCGCCCTTCTCGAACCCGCAGATCACCAGCATCCCCGGACCGCCGGCGGCGCACACCCGCCGCTCCCCCACCCGGGTCACCGCGTCGAACTGGAGCTGCTCCAGGGTCGAGCCGGCCACGGCCATGTCCGCACCCTCGTCGAGGACCAGGACGTTACCCGCGTTCTCCGGCCCGCCGTACCTCGCCCGGACCCGCTTGCGCAGCGAACTGATCGTCGGGTCCGACAGCTTCATCGCGTACTTGATCACCAGGCCCGGCATGGCGCCGTTGTCCAGGTGGAAACTCTTGTACGCGGTCAGCTTGTTGTCCGCACGGGCGTCCTGCAAGATCGGCGTCATCCACGACATGCCCCGCCACCGGGCCGACGGGTCCGGGATCGGCGAGTAGTGCGCCACCTCGTCGGTGGTGTAGATCTGCGGCTCCCGGCTCGGGTCGGTCTGCTCCAGGTAACCGACCGGGCGGCGGAACAGCCGCCCCATCGTGTCCTCGGCTTCCTCCGAGACGATCGTCACCTGCTCCGGGCGCATCTGCACCAGCAGCTCATCGGAGCCGTCCGCCGGGACCGCCTTGCGGAAGTAGGCGTTGCCCAGCCCGCCGTCCTGCTCCAGCCGGGCCAGCAGCTCCCCGGCGTCCGCGTTCGGCCACGGGGTCTCCAGCAGCGCCAGGTCAGTGTTCCCGAACGTGTGCATGTCGGTCAGCGACTGGAACTGGAACCGGGCCTCAGCGAACAGGGCCATCCGCACCGCCATGACCGAGAACACGATCCCGTTGGCTTCGTACGCTTCCCGGGCGAGGCGGACCAGCGCAGCAGACGCGCCTTCCTTACCCCGCCCGCCGGAATCCAGGGACGTGACGTACTCCGCGCCGGAGTACATCATCTCGTTGTAGCCGCCGGGGTCGGTGCGGGCCAGCAGGCGCTCCCATAGCCGCATGCGCGCACACCTCCCTGGTTAGGCTGGGTCGCAAGGATGAAGCACCGGTCGTGTTGATCAGCGGCCGGGCCCCGGGCCCCCGGCGCGAACGCCATGCTTCTGGCTGGGGTAGAACCCTGGGGGCCCACCACACCCGGTCAGGATCCCCGGGTGGCCGGTCAGTGTGAGTCGTCGCCGGCGGCCTTCGCGTCGTCGAGGGTCCGGTTGGCGGCGTCGAACCGGTCGTCTTCCTCGTCGTCCATCAGGAACGCCCACGGTTCCTGCCCGTCGCCTTTGACCGACCAGCCGGTGGCGTTGCCGGCTTCGTCGAGGTGCAGCGCGAGGGCGAACCCGCGCGGGTGGAACACCGACCGGTTCACCAGCCACAGCATCCCCGAGCCGGCCAGCTCGGCGAACGGGCGGCCACGGTCCGGGCCAGCGTCGCGGGCGGTGCCGCGTCCTGAGTCAGCCATGCGAGCCCGCCAGCCGGGTCACGTTGTCGGCCGCAGCCCTGGCGTACTTCAGCCGGGTCCGCATCTCCACCGTGTCGTTGGGTGGCTCGGTGGCGTCGCCCATGCCGCCCATCTCGGTCGGGTCGGCCAGCCGCCGCAGCGCCGCCAGCGCCAGCTCCAGCGCGTCAGTGCTGGTCATGGCCGCAGCCGTTCGTCGTCGAGCACCTGCGACGGGGTCCGCGCCCCACGGCGCGGCCGATCCTGACCGTCGTCCCGGTTCAGGCCCAGCACCAGCACACCCGCCGACTCGGCGAGCACAACCAGGCCCAGCCACACCATTCCCGAGTCAGCCAGCCACCCGCCGGCCAGGGCGCCGAGGAAGCCAGCCACGGCCAGCCCAACCGAGACCAGCGTCCCCGACGCCGCACGTACCCGCCGCGCGAGGGGCTGGGCACGCCAGGTAGCCAGCGCCGCCCGGGACGTCACCGACAGCCTGGTCATCAGTCCCCCTCAATCTGGATCAGCAGCGGCGTCAGCGACCCGCCGTCGAACTCACGCGAGGGCGGCGTCTTCAGCCACACCCGGCCCTTCTGGTCGAGCCACCCGACGCGGCGCATCAGCACCGACGCCCGGATGGGCGGCTCGGCACCAGCCACGATGGGTTCACGGTCCAGGTGGGTCATCACCCCTGAGGCGGTGAAGTCCTCACCCTCGTGCAGCCGCATCCCGGTCTGCGCCGCGTCACCCACCAGGCACCGCCGGGACCGGGCCGCTGCGCCCGGCGTACTGGCGGATGACACCCAGCAGCTCGGCGCCCACCTGCTTGGCGGTCGCGTCGTCGAACACACCCGTGCGCTCCATCGACTCCCAGCACACCGACGCCACACCGAGGGCCTGGTGCACCGCCTCGGACATGTCATGGTCGGAGACGGTCCCGTACTGCGGCAAGATCCGGCCGCCCGCCGGCTCCGGCCGGGCCGGATCCGGCCAGCCTCGCCCGCCCGCCGCCCGGCCGGTTTCGATCGCCCCGGCAAACCAGGTCAGCATCAGGCCCTCGGTGTCGGGCATCTCGTCCTCACCCGGGGCCGTGTTCTGCCTGACGGTCGCGAACTTGGCGGCGAACCGTTCCGCCCAGTGGGCCGCGTCAGTATCGCCGAGCAGGTCCGTGTCGTTCTCGGCCGCGTGGGCCAGGTCAGCCATGACCGCAGATCCTAGCGGTCACATCGACCACGCACCCGGTTCCGACACCACCGCCGGGGCCTTGGCTTCATGCACCCACCGGGCCTGGGTCACCGCCACCAGCGCCGCGATGTCCACCCCCGACTTGCGCCGCCCCCACGCCTGCCCCGCGTCACCCACATCCCGTGACGTCGCGCCCACCAGGGCCAGGGTCAGCTCATCCTGGCCCCGGTGGAACAGGTTGTGCGCTTCGGTCACCGCCGTCAGGAACCCGGTGTATGCCGCCGCCACGTCTGTCGCCGTCGGCTTCACCAGCCACGCCATCCGGCCCGCCGACCATTCCGGGTCGCCTGTCTTCGCTGTCACCAGCCGCACCGGCACCGGGTCGGCGTCGCCGAGTTTCACCTCACGCAGATCCTCCAGGGCCTTGATGCACGCCCCCTCGAACCCGTGCGCGTCGATCGCCACCGCGCACACCGGCCGGCTGGTGGGTTCCGCGCGGGCGACGATCTCACCCACCCGGACCGTCACGTCCGAGACCGGGACCACGTCCGCGATCTCCACATGCCACGACCGGTCCGCCCGCCGGCCCGCCAGGCCGACCACCGCCTGCCGTTTGTCCGAGGTGTACACCACCGACAGCGCCACCGGCCCGGCCGGCTCTGACTCCGCGTCCAGGCCTTCGGCCCAGTCGGTGAGCGGAATCACCACGGCCTGCCCCTCGGGGGTGTCTTCCCAGCCCATCCGCTCCCGGCCGTACTCCGACGGCGGCATCCCCCGCCGCTCCGACGTCAGGATGTAGTCCATCGAGATCCGCCGCCCCACCGACGGGTTGGCCATCGCGACGAACTCGGGCTTGTCACAGCCGCACCCGGGCGTGTCCAGCGCATGCCGGCACTTCACACCCCGGTCGCAGGCGATCTCCGGGCCCGGGGCCCGGTACTCGACGTAACACAGCTTGCGTTCCAGCCGCGCCGCCGCCGCCGACCGTGCCGCCGCCCGGCCCCGGTCCAGCACACCGTGCAGCACGTCACTGTCCGCCCGCGCCGCCGAGGACCCGCCCAGCACCTGCGGGTCGCCGTGCATCGACCTGGCCGACATCGTCGGCAGCAGCGCACCCATGTGCGCCGCGTGCAGCGCCCACCCCTCGTCCAGGACCGTCTTCTCCCCGGCCAGGGCCCGGCCCGTCGCCAGCGTCCGGGTCTTGAACATGATCCGCGCGCCGTTCTTCAGCCCGATCTCCTGCTGCCGGTCCCCGGTGTGCACATACCGCACCCGCCGCGCCAGCCACCGGTACCCGCCGATCAGGTTATCCAGGTCGGTGAACGCTTCCTTCACCGCCGGATCCCACTGGTGCGCCGTCCACATGATCGGGTCGGCCTTGAACAAGAACGCCCACCCGAGCACCGCCTGCTTCATCAGGCCGGTTTTCAGGTTCTGCCGGCAGGCGACCACCCACGTCTCGAACGCCACCGACTTGCCGCGCTGGTCCTTGCCGAAGATGGTGTCCAGCAGCATCCGCTGCTCAGGCATCGGCCCGTAACCCGCGTCGTCGCACAGCCCGGCGACCTCGTCGCCGTCGGTGCGCACCCACTGCGGGGCATGGAGGTAGGCGGGCT